GAAGTATATTATCGTAATGCGTATCCACGTTCTAATGGCGGTGAAGAATTTCTAAAAAAATGCGGTATAGATGTATATAAACTTGACAAAGAATGATGGTCTTGATATAGAGTCTATAGTCTTAATTTTACGGAGTGTTCATGATTAGAACCACAAAAGTAGCAAAGCAAATAGTTGAAACAAATTCAAAATATCCTAAAGCATATAAGTATGATTTGTTTTTACGTGAGTTCGATAGCAAGGTTGAATTAGTTGGCCTTGTTGATGATCCCACATATGACATTAACGACTTCCGTGGTCGTGAGATGTTATTTCCTAAAAAATGGGTGACTATTGATGTCCTCGAATCTTCTATGAAAGTGTCCATATGAGTCAAATAAAATGCGTAACGTTTAAAACACAACAAACAATTCTCTGTTCACTGGAATATACTGACGATTTTAATCTAAATATAAAAAATCCAGTTCAGATAATTTCTGTTCCACCACAAAGTAATAAAGACCAAGGTGGTATTGGGTTTGCACCTTATCTTGCATTTGCTGAAGAGTTTGTAACTGGTATTGTAATTAAAAAAGAAGATGTAATTTGCGTAACCACACCAGTTATTGATATACTAAATCAATACAATAAAATGTTCGGCAGTGGTATTGAAATTGCACCTGCTGGTTTAAGACTATAACGAAAACTATGAATGTCAAAATATTATACTAATGTTGTCGTACAAGGCAATCATGTCTTGTTCCGTGGTGTAAGTAACGGTCGGAGAGTAAAAGAAAAAATATCTTACTCTCCGACGTTGTTTTTGCCTGCTAAAAAACCTTCCGAGTATAAAACGCTATTCAATGAACCTCTTGAGCCAATGAAGTTTGAGAATGTTCGTGAGGCACGTGATTTTGTAAAGAGATATGGAGATGTTTCAAATTTTAAAATCTTTGGCAATACACGTTATGAATATGCATTTATCGCCGACAATCATAGAGGCATCGTTGATTGGGATATTTCTCATCTATCAATTGCTATAATCGATATTGAAGTTGGTTCAGAGAATGGATTTCCTGATCCATACAAAGCAACTGAACCAATCACTGCTATTGCCGTTCGCCAATTAAATGGTGGTACTACGGTGTATGGTTGTGGTAAGTTTGATAATCAAAATGAATCTGTTAATTATGTGGAGTGCCGTGATGAAATCGATCTTTGTAAAAAGTTCCTTGTTGATTGGTCAGATAACTATCCTGATATCATCTCTGGTTGGAATATCAAGTTTTTTGATATACCTTATCTTATCAATAGGTTTTCACGTTTACTTGGCGAGGATAGCGTAAAGAAATTATCTCCGTGGGGACAAACCTTTACACGAAATGCTACATTCAAAGGTAAGGAGCAGATGATTCATGAGATTGTCGGTATCTCAGCACTTGACTATATTGAACTCTATCGTTGGTATGCACCTGGTGGTAATTCACAAGAATCATATAAACTAGATTCTATTGCCAACGTAGAACTTGGTGAAACTAAACTGTCGTATGATGAATATGATAATCTTCACCAGTTATACAAACTTAATTATCAAAAGTTTATTGAGTATAACATCAAAGATGCCGAACTGATTGTTAAACTTGAAGATAAACTGAAGTTGATTGAATTGGCGATTACTCTTGCATATGATACCAAGACCAACTTTGAAGATGTGTTTGCTCAAACTCGCATGTGGGATGCACTAATCTATAATCACCTTTTGGAGAAAAAGATTATTATACCACCTCGTATTGCACAGAAGAAAAGTGAAGCATTCGAGGGTGCATATGTTAAAGATCCACAGATTGGTATGCATGATTGGGTTGCATCGTTTGACTTGAATTCTCTGTATCCACATTTGATCATTCAATATAATATTTCACCAGAAACTTTGATTGAGACTGAAGATTATAATGATGAAATGAGTTCACTATCTTCACAAGCAAATGTGGAAAAGTTATTGAACAAGCGATTGGATACCAGTAACTTAAAAGATGTTACGATTACTCCAAATGGCCAGTTCTTTCATACAACTGAACAAGGTTTTCTGCCACAGATGATGGTAGAAATGTATGAGGATCGAAAGAAGTTTAAAAAGTTGATGCTGAAGTCGCAGCAAGATTATGAGAATGAAAGTGATCCGACAAAAAAGTTTGAAATTGAAAAACTGATTGCACGATACAACAATCTACAGTTGGCAAAGAAAGTTACTTTGAACTCCGCTTATGGTGCCATGGGTTCACAGTATTTTAGATTCTATGATTTACGTTTGGCACTTGCTGTTACTACCGCTGGTCAATTATCAATTCGTTGGATTGAAAACAAACTAAACCAATATCTAAACAATATATTAAAAACTGAGAAAGACTATGTTATCGCCTCTGACACAGATTCGATTTATCTCAACCTTGGCCCGTTGGTTAATAGCGTCTACAAAAAAGGAAAGGAAACTTCAGCAATTATCTCCTTCATGGATAAAGTCTGTGAAGATAAAATTCAACCGTTTATTGATGAGAGTTATAAAGAACTTGCTGAATATGTACATGCGTTTGACCAAAAGATGATTATGAAACGTGAAGGTCTTTCAGATAAAGGTATCTGGACTGCCAAGAAACGTTACATTCTCAATGTGTATAATAATGAAGGTGTTCAATATAATGAACCTCATCTAAAGGTGATGGGTCTAGAGATGGTAAAATCTTCCACACCTGCGGCTGTGCGTGAGAAGATGAAGCAACTTATTAAATTGATTGTTACCACAGATGAATTAACGGTGCAGAAGTTTATTGCTGAATTCAAAGAAGAATTCAATTTATTGCCTGCTGAAGAGATATCTTTTCCTCGAGGTATGAATGGTTTGAAAGAATATTCTGATTCTGCTACACTATATAAAAAAGGCACACCGATTCATGTGAAGGGTGCGATACTATATAATCATTTTCTAAAACAACATGGTCTGACGACCAAGTATCAATTGATTCAAGAAGGTGAAAAGATTAAATTCACTTATCTGAAAACACCGAACCCTTTTAAAGACTCAGTGGTATCTTATCCATCAAGATTGCCAAAAGAGTTGGGTCTGCAAAATTATATTGATTATGACTTGCAGTTTGAAAAAACATTTCTTGATCCAATTAAAATCATTCTTGTTTCTATTGGATGGGAAACTGAGAAACAATCTACACTAGAAAGTTTTTTTGGATGAAAAACATTCGTATAATTAAAACTGGCATTAACGTTTCTAAGATAAAGAAACAGTTGGAAGAACATGCATCCGATTGGAATTATCAGAAGGGACTTGAAAACGCCACAGTTCTTGATCCTGATGTTTATATAAGTCAAAGTGGTGTGCTTCAACTGGTAATTGGTACAATCGATAAACCTGACGATTATGTATTTGATTCTGAAGGTTGTACACCAGCACCAGCATATTATCGCCACACCGAAGCAATTGCTTTTATGAAACGCAACTTCAAAGATTTCAAACGGTGTGCGTTTCTTTCATTACCTGTTGATGGTGAAGTTGGTAAACATATTGACTTTGGTACTTATTACCTCACTAAAGACAGATATCACTTGTCAATACAGGGTCGATACATGTATACTGTAGGAGATGAGAGTTTTATTGTTGAACCTGGCACATTGTTTTGGTTCAACAATAAACTTGAACATTCCGCTAAAAACATAGGAGATGAGGTACGTATTACATTAGTGTTTGATGTACCACATAATAAACGAAATCCATGATAAACGCCATTCTACCATTTATTACTGCAATTGCTCTGTCTGGTATTGCAGCATATTATTCCGTCATTGGTCTTGCACAGATATTTCCAGGTTCATATTGGCCTATTATCATTATGGGTTCGGTACTTGAAGCAGCAAAATTGGTAACAGTATCTTGGTTATACAATAACTGGAAAGAAACATTCTCTGCATTGAAAGTATATTTTTTGATTGCAGTTATATTACTCATGGCAATTACATCGATGGGTATCTTTGGTTATCTATCAAAAGCACACATTGAGCATTCTACTGGTATTACACCATTGGTTGAAAAGGAATTTATTTATGATGAGAAGATCAAAACGCTTAAAGAGACCATCGAAACTAATCGCAAAAATGTTCTCCAGTTGGATGCGGCTGTCGACCAAGTCATGGCACGCTCGGCGGACGAAAGGGGGGCTGAGAGGTCGAACCAAATCCGCAAAGCCCAACAGAAGGAGCGCCTACGAGCGGCTGATGAGATTGCTAGGGCGCAGACCGAAATACAGAAAATTACGGAAGAAAAGTCTCCTATCTCCTTGGAAATCAAAAAGGCTGAATCAGACTTGGGGCCTATAAAA